CCGACTCTGACCCTTACTTTCTAGAAAAAATCCAGTTTAATACAATAAAAGCTCTACAAGAGTTTGATCAATTAAGTAAAGAAGCATGGGAGACTGTTTCAATTGCAACTGATCATGGGATGGTTGCTGTAAGAATCCAGGCTTTGAAGTTAGCTGCTGATATTGCTGTCAAAAAAGCTAACTTGCATAAGTTAATGACTGGCACTAATTCTACCGATAGTGACTACATTGCCCGGATGCAAAAGGCAGAAAGTGTTAATCAAATTTTATCAAAAATTTTGAGAGATGTTATCTCACAATATCCAGATGTTGCAGAGCAAGTTAGGAGTGAATTGTCATTGGCTTTTGAGATAATGAATGGTGATGTTGCTGCCGCGTCAGATCCAGAAACTTATGTTGCTCCTGATATTGAGGATGCAGAAGTAATTGAATAATCCTATAGTTTGTATCGGGAATTGTTCTCCATAAAGGTTAAAAAACGAGGCTACGATTTGTATCCCGTATTATCGCTCATAAAGGTGTAAAAACTATGTCAGATTTTCTAGGAATGAATTTAGAATTCAAAGATTTTGATAGACTGCTAAGACAAGAAGAACTTAGCATGGAACCAGTATCAATTGAGGTATTTGTTCAAGATAAAAAATATCTTGGTCTTCCACCATTATCTCCTATTCAATTAGAAATTGTACGCCATTCTACACAAATTTTGAAGAAGCATACGCTGCAAAAATTGATGGGCGAAAAAGAAGGTGAAGAATGGTATACAAAGTATACAGATAATGAAGTTATTTGCATGTTAGGTAAAGGGTCAGGTAAAGACCACTGTGCAAGAATTTCTATTGCGTATACGGCATATATTCTTCATTGTTTAAGAGATCCTCTTGGCTATTATGGTAAAGCAAATGGTGTTTATATTGACCTGCTTAACCTAGCTGTTAACGCGCAACAAGCTCAAAGAGTTTTCTTCGAGCCTTTGAAGAACTTATTGTTATCATCACCATTCTTTAATGAAGTAGGATTTGAACCAAGAGTTTCTGAAATCTTTTTCTTTTCTCGACCTGTTAGGTGTTTCTCAGGTCACTCTGAAAGTGAAGGTTGGGAAGGTTATGAAGTATTAAGTGTAATCCTTGACGAAATCTCAGCATTTAAAACTGATGCTGAATTGCGTGGAGAAACTAGATCTAAAGGATCTGCATCAGCAATTTATAATATGAGTAAGTTATCTGTTATGTCTAGATTCCCAGAAGTAGGTAAAGTTATTCTATTGTCATTCCCTAGATATAAAGGTGACTTTATTCAACAAAGGTATTTTGGTGCTGAAAAGACTAAAGAACCTAAAACCTGGTTTATTAAAGCTGCAACATGGGAAGTTAATCCAACGATTAAGCGTAGCGATTTGGAATCAGAATTTATTAGAAATCCAATTGAAGCAAGGGCGAGATTTGAATGTGAACCGCCCAATATGGAAGACGCATATTTTAGAGATGCTGATTTAGTAAGAAAAGCATTTAACTATAGTGAAGACCCTATTGATGAAGAAGATGGCTCATTTAAGCCCTGGTTTAATAGTACTGATGGCTATACAAGATTTATTCATATTGACTTAGGTTTGAAAAGAGACAGGGCTGCTCTTTGCATGGTGCATTCAGCTGGGTTTAAAGAAGTCAAAACGTCTATTGGTACAGAACACTTACCAGTAGTTAATGTTGATTTAGTTCATTCTTGGGAAGCATCATCTGGAGCAGAAATTAATTTCTCTTCTGTTAGACAAATGATTGTTGATTTATGTAGAAAATTTAATGTAGGATTAGTTACGTTCGACCGCTGGCAATCTGTTGAGATGATTCAATCATTAAGATCACAAAATATTAATGCAGATTTCCATTCAGTTAAGAAGTCTGACTATGACACTCTTATGACAACAATTTATGATACTAGATTGCGTGGTTATTGGAATGAGCTTCTTGTTGAAGAGGAATTGCTTAAATTAAGATTGTTTAATAACAATAAGATTGATCACCCTAATAGTGGTTCAAAAGACTTAGCAGACGCTTTAGCCGGGGCTACATTCAATTGTATGCAACATATGTCTTATGATGCCGAAATTGAAATAGAAATATTAACTCCCGATAAAATGTGGGATTACGATGAGGATCAGCCAGACGCTGGCACTGTAAAGATGTATAATAGAGATCTAGGTGAATTCGTTTCAGGGGACAATTCCTCTGCCATAGATTTTGCCTCTAACGAAAAATGGATAGAATCAATATGAGTAATCAAACAAATGCCAATATAGATATGAATGAACTTATTAATGCGCTTAATTCTCAGATCTCTGCATATAATTTAGAGTTAAATGTTGCTAAATTGTATATTGCAAAGCTTGAGAAAACTTTGCAAGAATTGAGTGAAAGTGCCAATAGCGCACAACCTCAAGTATCTAATACAAATAAGATCAAGAATTAATCTTTTTTTTGAAACAAATAAGATTTTTAAATTTTTTGGCTCCTTGCCGAAAATCCTGTGTTATAGTCATATCTGTCAGGGGCAAGTAGCCCATACCAAATAGAAAAGAGATACAAATGTTTAATCTGTCAAAAGTTGATACATTCCCCGAACTTACTCGTTCTGGTCGTGTTAGCAATGAACTAAATCAAATCATTGATGCTTTGATTACTTCAGCAGAAAATAATGACAAGTTTGCCCTTACTGGAATTACAGCAGGGAAAGCATACAATTCAATGCAACAGCGTATTCGTGCTCAGGCTAAGAAAATGAATTTCAAGGTTGTTATTCGTTTTGACGCACAAGAAGAGAAGTTGTATTTCAAGGCTTCAAAGGAAACAATTGCTTCGGGCAATGTTGAAGAAACTGTATCAAATGAAGTAAAATCTTCCGACATAAAGTCTATTAAAAGCAATGCTGTAAAGGCTTCGTCTAAGTAATATTTAGTAAAATAAAATAATAGCAAAAGCCCTGCGGATTCAACACCGCAGGGCTTTTTTTTTGCTATAATTATTGCATGCTTGAAACTGTACAACAAAATATTGAAATTACAAATGATCAAATTGAATCATGGCACCCATTGATTTGTCTACCTTGTTACGATAGGCAAGTAACTGAGCCTTTTTTAATGTCTACCATAAAGGCAGCTGTTGCCTTTAAAGAGTATGGCATGAAATTTGGCATTAGTACATTAAGTGATTCATTAATCTCTAGAGCAAGAAATCAGCTCGTTGCTAAGTTTATGGCTAATAAGAACTTTACACATCTTCTTTTTATTGATGTTGATCTTGGGTATGAGTATGAAGATATTCTAAAGATGCTATGGCACGATAAAGAAATTGTAACAGGTGCTTATCCAATTAAGGAAATTCTTTGGGATAAAGTTGTTAAACTTGTGAAGGATGATTGTGAAAAGGATAAGATTGCAGAAAAAAGTACAAGATTTGTTATTAATGCTACTAATAAAGATAATAGTAGAGTAACAATGGAAAATGGTGCTATTTCAATTCATGATGCTGGAACAGGATTCATGTTAATTAAAAGATCTGTTTTTGAAAAACTATTTGAAGCGTATCCCGAACTAAAATATAAAGATGATACAGGTGCATTAGTTGGGGAAGAAAGAGATAACTCCTATGCTTTGTTCAATAGTTATGTAGATGAAGATGGAAGATTCTTGTCAGAAGATTATGGATTCGGTAGGTATTGGCAAAAGATTGGCGGCCAAGTTTGGGTTGATCCTTCTATTGAGTTAATGCATTTAGGTCGATATGAGTATAAGGGTAAGCTTATTGATTGGATAGTTGATAATGCTACTATTGAAGACAAAATTGACTAGGAAATCGGAAAAAATCTAAAGTGCGATATGTCGCCCGGAATATGTATTAAATTTCTATTAAAATTAGTATAAGGATTCTGTGGTGTTCATTTACCTAATTCTTTATATTTATAATAATTTATTACCTGACATATATACGCCTAACGTTAGAGCTTCCTAACGTTAGAGCTTTTTTGTAACACTCTAACGTTAGAGCTTTTTCCTTTCATTTTTCCAATAATTTTCCGGGTCAAAAAACAAATAACTTGTTTGGTTTCTCCTGCGTTTTCCCCTATGATAGTGTGTTTTTTGTGGAAGTTATACCAAACACAAACGCTAAGGAATTACCTAAGGAATTGACCGACCTTTGTGTTGGTCAATTTGCGCGTATTACATTATTCATTACAAATGTTATTTATTGCCTAAATACTAGAAAGGGAATAGTAAATGTCTGATATGTCGGATAAGTGTGAAAAAATGATTGGTCTATATGTAAGTAATAAGACCGGGGATTATGGTCGTATTATGAAATGGGAAATTGTAAACAAAGACGGTAAAGATTACTATGTGTTTATTTTTAGTAGTGGTCGTAAGGTTGAGGCTAATTCTTTGATCAAATATGTCGAAACCTATATTCATTATCCTCAGGGTACTGATTATGTTATGCGTCAGCGTATTGCTCATAGGAAAGCTAAGGGTATGTCTGGCGGTTCTATGTTTGGTTCTAGTATCAAAAATATTGCTCATTTTCGTGACAGTAAGGGGAAGTGATTATGTCTGACTTTGAAATTATAGATGCCTGTGATATTGACATTCCGCAGCGTAATCGTAAGCCAAAATATACGACTACACCTTGGGAATACAAAAATGCTAACGAGGAGTATCAGTATTACAAAGCTCTTCAGCGTTCATATAAGCGTAGGCATGGCGATATAGAAACGCCTTACGATCATTATATTGACCAGGGTATGGATTACGAGAAAGAGATGGAAAACGTGTTTCCTATTCAGTTGCATAACATTCAAGAATTGTTAGACAATTCGACTGAGAAATCTGAAACATCTTATTGCTATATCTGTTGTGAATATGTAAATGTAGAAGACATTAGTGAAGACAATCCAGAAGTTTGTGATAAGTGTATACTTCACGCTTTTACTTGTACATTCTGTAATGAAACAATGGGTACTGAGTATTTATCTTCAGAATACTTAGGTATTAGTCTTTGCCTTGATTGTAGCCATGATGAAGAAAAAGTAGGTTGTGATTATTGTGGTGAAATTGTTGATACTAGTAATAGTATTGTGCTTGACCCTTACGATAATAAGAAAACATATTGTTTGCCTTGTTTACCCGAAATAGAAAGGTATAGAAATGAGTACTAGTAAGGAATTATTAATACTTCGGCTTATGAATGAATTTCATTGGAGTAAAGCTTTCACTACTGAATACTTTATGGAAAGAAATTATAATGGTCTTTCTCATAGTCGAGCGTTTGACAATGCTATGAAATCAACCTTTATCCACGAAAAAGACAAACCGAAAGGGAAATACAATGAGTACAAATAAATCATTTTACTTATCTTATGAAGAAAGTTTAGCAATAAATGATTTACCTACAGCAGATGATAGGTATGAATTTATGAAAAATTATCTTGCTGAGAATGAAGATAATTTTAAGCAAATTAGTGAATTTATGGAACGCATTTCAAAAGTAGAATTTAGAAAAATTGCTTTTCCAGAAATGATTCCTTACATTATGTCTATTGCTATGATGGAATATCCTATTGCTTATAACGAATTAATTATCAGTATGAAAGAGTATGTTGGATATTATGACGATAACCAATTTTAATTCATTGAATAAGAGTGATTGTATTCTTTCTCGACTGAGAAATGAATACGATTTCTTTTATTCACTAAGCAAAAATAGCTTAGTTACTATTAGTGAAAAAGAAGAGTCAGAGAAAATATCTATTCTTCTTGCTCAGATTATTGAACAGTTTGACAAAAGCTTCTATAGAAAGGTTTAATTAAATATGGCTAAATGTATTTACTGCTCGTCTGATTATTTAGACGAGCGTTTTACTTTAGGTTACGATTACTGTTTGGCTGATAAATGCCAAATGATTGGGTTAGATAAAAGCGAGAGAGCGTTTAGACAAATATATACCCCGGCTCTTTTGCATAAATCAAATTATTTTTGGGTCAAAAAGACTGAACTTAAAAGTTTGAATGTCCGAGCAGATTTGGAAAGCCAATGAATAAGATTGTTAATGTAAAAATTAATAGTAGATGTGCTTCTGGTAGGACTAGAACTAGAGTAAAACAACATGGTCCTTTATTTGAAGTATTTGAACCAAAGATGAAAAAAAATATTAGGCCTAATCAAACACTATTGAAATCTGTCGAGGGTAAATGGTTTGGTTGGCTACCTGATTCTGAAATTATTATTACTGAAGTTATAACAGATTGGAAAAATTATGGAAACAATAACACCTGGTAGTTGTGCAAGAATTAAAGGTTATCCACCTATTGCTTGGATTGTTTGGCGTAAGTCTTTTGTTACGCCTAACAAATATGTTTGTGTAATGGTTGGTGACGATAGGAAATTTGAAATTGATTTTGAAGATATTGTTTTAATTAATGACAATGAGTTTTGTCGTTCATGTGGTGATTTAAATTGTCAATGGCATAGATTTGAAAATGATGAAGAATATGGAGAACCGTAAAATGAATGTAGACAATATGATTAAGCTGGCAGAATTGATTGAAAGTTTGCCAGAGAAAAAGTTCAATATGACTTATTGGACAAGTGAAATTCAAGGCTTTACTCATGATGGTAATGTTACTCATTACGCTAATAATGACAAAATTGATTATTATGATTGTACTACTGCTGGTTGTATTGCTGGTTGGGCTATTGCTTTGAAAAATAATTTGAGAGCAGAAACGCTTATTGCAAATAGTTCAGACAATATTGCTACAATTAAAAGTGAGGCTTCTGATTTTCTTGGACTAACTGTTCAAGAAGGGAATAACCTTTTCCTTATGGAAAGTAGTTCAATTTGGTTTGACCATGCTTTTATTGATTTTGATATCTTTCATGAGGATAATGGTAGTGGAATTGATCCTGATTCAATTACTAATAAAATGGCCGCAGAAGTTTTGCGTAAGATTATTTCTGGGGAAGTTGATTTGGAAAACCCAAATCTTTGTGAAAGATATGACGAAGATGATGATGAAGATAGAGATTGGATGTAATTATGAATCACACTAAAATGCTAGAGTTAGCAAATTTTATGGAAAATCTTGAAGCAGAAAGATTTAACATGGGTTATTGGATTTCATATTTTGATTATGACGAAGATAATCAAAAAAATATTTATCAAGAAAATGAAGTTGTTGATATTAATGAATGTAATACTGCTGGCTGTATTGCTGGTTGGACAGTAGCATTAGAAAATGGTGGTGCTTTTAATATTGACGAGCATTCATATTCAGATGGTTATGATTCCTATGATTTTTGTGTTAAAGATTATGCTCGAAATATTTTAAATCTAAAGCAATCTGAAGCTGATCGTCTTTTCTTATTTAGTTCAGAAAGCGTTTGGTTTGATTATCGCAAAGACTATGATTTAACTGAGTTTTATGAATATCGCAACGATGAAAATGTTCTTTATGCTATTGATGAAGAAGAAATTAAACCAAAACACGTAGCAGATATGTTGCGTCGAATTGTTAGTGGAGAGGTTGAGCTATGATTAATTCTTCAAGTAAATATATCTGTTCTTTTTGTGGTCAAGAATATGAAGAAATGCCAGATGATATGTTTTGCTTTGCTTGTAATGAAAATGAAGTTAAATCAGTTCAATATGACGAATATTTAAACCAGGATGAAAGGTATTAAAATGTTGAGAGATAGCTTTAGTGTTAATAGTGTTCCTTATGAAGAGGAATGTGCTCAAGTTGGTGAAGATAATTATCGTAGGAAAGCAATGGTTGAATGTGTTGCTTATATTAATCAATTGCAGCGTCTTTTCCCTGAAGCAAAAAGTCATGGTATTGAATTCAATATGAAATGGCATAGTCATGATTTTGGCTCTTATGCTGAAGTTGAACTTTATTTTGATGAGTCTGATGACTATGCGTATCATATTGACAAAAATCTTCCAAGTAATTGGGATGAAAAAGCATTAAGTGAAATAGCTTTTGCTAAAGAGTTATGGGGTGTATCAAAATGAAGTTTTGTGGTGAAATTGCTTATAGTAATAATAATGATTCTATTCATTCAGATATTTGTTATAGGTGTGTTTTCCCAGAAGACAATGGGGAAATGATTAGTAATACGCATCGTAAGTTTTTGCATGAAGTTTTAGATGAATGGCTAGATAAGAGTAATAGTACTGGAATTTTTTGGTTAGGTGATGGTACATATTTTGATGATGCATTTGTTGGAACAAGGATTGAGGTTATTGACTAATGGAAATAGTATGGTCAGGTTATAACATTGTTGAACTAGCTAAAATGGCTTTGGAGAAGCCTGAAGATTTTGGTTGGTGGGGCAATGAAGAAATGTTTATATCTTGGGGTTGGGCAGGTATTGATAAAAGTAATGCTTCTGATGCTTTGGAGTTGTCTAACTTTGAAGTTGTTAGTAAGGATTTACTTGAAAAGTATCCTAACGATTTTGAATTAGTTGGGCTTGGTCATTGGGTTGTTGGTCACGCTGATAGATTTATTGTTAGAATTCTTAATGATTCTAATAGTGAAATTACTGAGGATAACATTACTGATGCTTTTAAGTATGCAATGGAATGGAAAGCTAAGTTAGATGAATATCCTATTGCTGATGAAGATCATTTCTATGACTTTTGTGTTGCTGAAGTTATTGAGTGGATGAATAGTGATTTGCCTCAAGAGATTTTTATTCGTGAGTCTAAGGAAAAGACTATTGATGAAATCTATGGGAAAATGATTGAAGATGAATTGCTCGACCCTATGTCTTTTTGTTTAGATGGTATTGGGCCTAGTGAATACACTTTGCTTTATGTTGCTTATGACTTAAGTCTTTGTGATGCTAATTATATTGACTTCTGGGATGAGTTTGCCTTAGAGCAAGGTTTGCCTACTATTCATTGGGGTGATAATTATGGTGCTTCATCTAATAGAGTTCACCAATTGGAAGGTCAATTAAGTTTGTTTGAGGAAGGTAATTGATATGTCTGTTAAAAATGAATATAGTATAACTAATCCTGAAGCCCCATTTATTTTGCTTCAAAAAATGTTGGATAAAACTAATATTGAAAGCGGTAGGCGTGGTGATATGAAATGGATTTATAAGAATATTGATCAAATCTTTCTTACTAAGAAAGATATTAATGCTGCCCAGAAGTTACTTATTAACGTAATGTTTATTGTAGAAAAGGATTGATATGGGACTAGACAATATACCTCACAATTATGCTTGTATTACAGAAAAGACAGCAGTTTTTGTAGGAGAGCACGATTTAATTAGTTGTAAACTAACTCAAGAAGCTAATGGTTGCCCTTGGAAAAGGGAAAGTGATAAGCTTACTATTCCTGTAAGAGTTACAACAGGAATGCTTGGAACTGATTG